TTAAATAATGCTTGCTTTTGTGCTGCTAATGCAACCTGTGTTCCATAGTCTTTCATATTTAGGCTAGTTGGAGTAACAGAGATAGCCTTCATTGCACCGCTTGCATCACGGCCTAACTTAATGTATTGTGTTTGTAATCTTTTTACACGATCTTGTGCTACCTTGCCAATTGTGTCAAATTCTGATTTAAATAATCTTCCAAATGTTTTTGTAGATCCACCAGCGTAACGAAAGTATTCCCGCATTGAAAGTTTGTTTTTTTCAAGAGCATTTGTAAAAGATTCTGTGGATGTTCTGACGACACCCATCTGTGCTGAGAATTTGCCAGTAGCATTTATTGAGTTCAGCAGATTCTGCTGCATGTTTCTTTGTTGAGCAGCAGCAGAAGCACTACCCTTTGATACCGAAGTATGGAATAGTGCTAACTGTCGCTGTAAACTTTTAAGTTCCGCTAACGCCTGCGACGTATCAATTTGTACGCCAATTCTGGCATTAACATCACTCATTTGTCACCTCATTGTTTAATTGTTTGCAAGAACTGTGTTCAAGAGTGCATTTGCATCTTGAAGTTTTACCCCTGAAGCAGATTCAATAATTTTATAAACAGTTGGAAGATCAATATTCTCTTCTAACTTTTTAGCATCATCTGCAATTTCTGGCTTATATTGCTTCATAGCAATTTGAACACAATCAATAAGGACAGTCGTTGACTTGTCATTATCTTCTGCCACCTCTGCTAGTTCTGAAAACTTCTTCATAAATGGACGAAGTAATGAGATTTTAAGCGGTCTCGCTTTAATCTTTGTACCGTCCAAAAGAACTAGTTCTACCTCTTCATACGTGCTTGTTGCCATTGATTTTTCCTCCTATAGGCTATGTTAATTATAGCATGACGATTGTTTATTTTTTATTATTTTATTTTGTTAAATCTTCGTACTCTAGGCCCATGCCAATACCAAACCCTGCTTTTTTAGCATTTTGTCCTTGAAGCGCTAAGATATCTTTACTATCATTTGTTGCACCCTTACTAAACACTCTAGCCTTCATGTCTTCCCACTCTTTTTGGCCTCGTGACGATCCAGACTGCTTATCTAAATCTACCCCCTGGATTGCAGCAAGAAACTTTTTTTCTTCATAATCAAGTTCTCTACGACTAGAAAGTGTAGCCATTAACTCTGGCATAGACAAAGACTCTTCTAATTCTTTATAGTCTTTCCAGATACCCAATAAAAATGCCTCAGCCTCAATTTTTGCTAAGTCTAAATCAGACCAGGTTGATCCACTTTCTGTTGCTTGGGCCTTAACAGTTTCTTCTGATCCTCTATTTATTTTTATTCCTGCCGAAACATCCAAAATTGTATATATTGTAGGCATGTCAAAACTGTCTTCTATGTCATCTTTTTTTAACGCTATTCCTGGATAATATTGTTTCATTGTAATTCTAACGCATTCCATTAAACAATCTATTGCTTCGTCATCGTCTTTGGCATTTTTTACATTTTCAAAAGCCTCCATGAATTCACGAAGATATTTTATTTTTAATGGAATAATCTCTAGTTCTGTTCCATCAATAAGATTTATTACTTTATTTTGATAAACTGTTGTTGCCATGATTTATCTATTCTATCACAGGCAAAACAAAAAACCCACCTCATAAGAGATGGGCTTTTGCTTTAATCTAAAATTAGATTATGATTGACCAAATGTACGATCTACGATCTTACCGTATGATCCTGACGCATCTTCTGGAAGAAGACGGAATGAAACTTCAAACATTGACGCTTCGTCACGCTTTGCGGATACAGTTACGTTCTCAATTGATAGAGCACGATATGCTGTGTAAACACGCTCAACAGAGTCAGAGTTGTCGCAATCTCCAGTTCCTGGTCCAACAGCAACGATTCCTCGTTCTACTGGACATTCTCCAAGTTCACCTGCAGATAGATTAAGTGTCTGACCTGTAGATGCTGCCTTGTTTCCTGTAAGTTGTGCATCAGAGAATGCTAATGCAAGAAGCAAGTTTTCTAGTGTTGCTTCAGCAAAAGCGGTAGCAAGATTAACCTGCATACCTTGCTTATATAGTTTTGCAACGTCAAGAATTTGGTCTACCTGGACTTCACCGAAGTCTGGTTGGAACTGCAATTCTAGACCGTTCATGGTGTAACCTACGTTGGTATACGCTGCATCATCTGCAAGAGTATCTTTAAAAGATTCGCTTGCGTCAAAAGCCTCCAGTGTACCTGGAGTTAGAGTTGTATCAGCAACGAAAAGTGCTGCTGCACCAACGATAATGTTGTTTGACGTACCACGGCTATATGGCATATTATTTCACCTCTTTCATAAAGTATATTAAGTTGTTTGGCGTGTTTCCTCAAAACCTATTATACCGCTGTTTATGTATATCTAGAATCTGGCTCAGTCTTGATGTGATAGTCATACTCAATAATCAACTTGTTAACAAAAAGGGTTCTTGCCGATGCTAACTCTGCTACGTCCCTGCTTTCGTCTGCTTGATATACCCTGGTATTATGAAAATAAATGTTATATGGAACAGATACCTCTCCAGCGGAGTTTAGTATTGGGTTTGAAATGCTGTAGGAGTTTATATCTTGGGCTGAAGCGTCTTCACGATCAAGGGCATTTGAAATAACACGCACAGAATCTATTAACTTGCCTACATCTGTAGAATATATAAAGTATATAAGTTGTTCTCGTTTATGAGCATAAAAGGGGGTAGGTCTAAATCTCATCAATCTATCATAAACAATTAACACTGGACTTTCTGTTTGCCTAATTTGAATACTATCGTTGTATAGATCTTCAATATTTGTTGGACTTTGTGCTGGAATCATGGGGCTTACATTTTCCCTATTAGTTGTACCTGGAGTCAATATGTCTGATTGTGCCATAAGGCCATAAAAGGCTAACTCAGACAAAACATATCTGTTTAAAAATGTAGGTGGAAAACCAGTATCTGTTAATATACTCATGGTCTTATTCTACCCCAATTGTTGCATTAGCAATCCATTTAAATCCTGTATCAATACCCTTGGCTCTACCCATTCTTGATCCAGCCTTCATGTTTGTTTTATAAAGTTTTGGTTTTTTAATATAATCATAAATGCCAGAAGCCTTTAAAAATGATTGTTTAAAATATCTTAACATAAACTCGTCCACAGTTTTTTCAAAACTTCCATAAACCATATCTCCACCAGGGTTGTCTACGGTGATTGGTTTGCTTGTAAATACTTCTCCACTTGGACCATTAAACTTTAGCACCCTAGACCTAGTTGGTTTGATTGTAACTGGAACACCATTTTCCATAATTTTTGCTTTATTATAAAATGGAACACTCATGTTTTTAGATACTGTTCTTGATTGTCTAAATGAAGAATTAATAGATAGTCCAAGATTGCTAACAGTATATTTTAAATCAAATAATCTTGCATTTGGGCTACCAGTTTGATTCCATTCATAAATATGATGTAATGCTTTTGGATTTGACCTTGCTTCAACATCAACATATTGTGCAAGAGCACTAATCACTCCAAGACCTAACTTATCTAAAAATATTTTTTTACCTTTATGAATGCCGTCTAAAAATCCAACAGAGTAATCAATAATATTTTTCATTTGTTTATCAAAAACTTTTGTATTCATTGTAACTATCATTAGTCACCTACAGTCTGATTTTCAGTTCTACGCCACAACATTTTATAATATTCTACAGACCCAAATGGTCCAGTAAATGGCTCAACTGTTGCTATTTCATAAATAGTTCCTTTGCCAGATCTTGGTCCAGCAGTTTCTTTATAAATTATATTATCGCTTGCATCTCTTACATTTGTTACAAGTATGTTTGTTGTTGCATTGTTGGCATTGTTTGAAGAGAGTCTGGGGTCATTTTGGGTCCTTGCAATAAGTTTGTTTTCGTATTGTAAAAATGCTTCTGGCTTAATATCTTCTGTTCCCAAACCACCAACTGGTGTTGCATTACAAATTACAGTTCTATCGTAAACCCAATCTTTTTTAGGTTGACCGTAATCTCCTTGTGTAAGAATTGGAAAGTATATGTCAGCCTTCATTGGATACATAAAATCTGTAACTTCGCATGAGTTCATTACAAAACTCCAGGACGAACAATATTATTAACATATTTAGACAAAATCTTGTCTACAATAATATTTCCAGTACCCTCAATCATTCTTTTATCGTACTCAATTTTAAATTGATCAGTGCTGTAGTTTTTTACATATCTTTTATAATAATCCAACTTACCACATTTAATATCATTAATTAATAATTTTGTAGCATCTTGAATGTCAATAGGAACTACCTTATACCCTGTTTCTACTAAGAAAATATAATCTGTTCCGTTTGGAAATCCTACGCCAGCAGTTATAGTTTGTACATTTCCGCTATCTTCTGTATCAAATATTGCAAATGAATCCGAAGAAGCCACTGGTATTCTTGCTGGACGTCTTTCTGCTCTATTTAAAGAATCAGTTGCCTGTACTGGATCTTTTGTAATTGCAGTCTTATCTTTAGTAATTAAATAATTAAAGTCTCCCAATGCTGGTCCATCTGCGTCATCAACATCGTATACAAGTTCTGCATTTTCGTATGCCTTTAAGATTTTATGTGTTCTATCCCAAAGTGGAATATAGTCTGTCTCTTGTCCAACAACTTCAAGATATTTACGCTTATAATAAAAGCCATCAACTATTGTATCAATAATTGCTCTTGCTAAAGATTCATACTCTTTATATTTAGCAATATCCGTAGCAGATGTTTCATTATTTGCAATTGCCAATGCTGTTGGATCTACATATGGGCGCTCAATCTGCAAATTATCTTCAACAACAATATCGCCACGTTCTCCGTCAATATCTTCATATACGGTTACTGCGTAAGATTTATCATATTTTACAAAGTCACCATTTAGTTCATATGTAATGGTTCCTTCTGAAGAAGATGTTAATCCAGATTCTCCGCTAATAAATTCTTCAATTTCTGTCTGCTCTGGAACATCTTCAATAACAAGAATATAGTCTGCTGTTTCATCTGGAACTTTGTATGTTACAGAAAGTGGGTATGGTGGTAAACGAAGTACTATTGACATTAGTCTTTACGGTAATAAGATGCTACTTCTTCAGGTGATGCTATGCGTACCAGCCTGTGAGTTAGCCACTTTTCCGATGCCTCCTTTGATACTATGTTATACCCTACTTTTAATGCACCTAAGTTGTCCATGTGAAGATTTTTATCTGAATACAAGGCTACTTTATTTGTTATGTTTTCAGCCTTGTCTACCTCTTCTACACGCTCTTCTTTATTTTCTGGTGGAAACCAACTAGCAATAATTTCCAAAATTTCAAGTTTAGTGCTTGCTTCAAAAAGTTCTATATTATTTTTTTTAGCATATGACTTTAATGCTAGTACGCTTTTAGTTGATAGTTCTTCCATTGTTGTATTCATAATTCTCCTGTACTCATTTGTAATTATACCAGAATAACAATAAGGAGGACGGTTTTTATACCGCCCTCCCTAGTACGTGATTGTTATATTTTAGGAATCAGCGCTATCTGAGTCAACATAAGCGACTGCATCTAGTTCTTCCCATTGGATACCAAAGCGTACGAATACTGTGTATTCAATTGTGTCTTTCTTTGGCTTGTATTCACGGTTTACAGTGATGTCTCTCTGGAAGCCCCATACACGGTTTTGAGGGAATGTTAAATCAACATAACCTGCAGGATAGTAAGGAACCTCAAGAACATCTACACCAAGTACACGAGTTGTACGTGCATTACCTAGTGTCTGTGCTCCACCATCAAGGAATTCTTGACGATTTGCTTGTGTGCTACCAACACGATCAGCGAATGCTGATGAGATGGCGTCTGCAAGTGTACCGTTGTTACGAACGATACCAGCAAAAGCATCAGTACCTGCGTAGAACTTAAGGTTTGACTTAAGTGCACGATACTTGCGTGGCATTGCTAGAAGCAAGCCCTGCATTACTGATGTAGTGTAGTTGTTATCTGCAACAGTTGCAGCATATTCGTGTGCGTC